TATCCATTAACACCATTTTGTATAATTTCTGGTATCATACACGTCGCTGTTGACACAACTGCACAACCACACGACATAGCCTCAAGTAATGACGTTGGAATAGGACTGATAGTGGAGCTATTAAAATATACCGCACACTTATTATATTCTTCTACCAATTCTTCTGTGGATGATGCTGATACTGATAATCCCTTTGTATCACCAACCAATTTAGTCTTTAACCCATCAGTAACTCTTTTCCAGCCACTATAATTAAGACAATAATCTCTATTTACAAAATCATTAGCCACGGTTAAAATATAATCTTCTTTTGGTATATTTAATTGGGCGAATGTTTCTGTGTCTATTCCATGATGAATCACCGTTGAGTTATAATTTATCCCCCAAATATTTTTTGAATATTCCGAAATAAATACATTAATATCACCAACCATATTTTTCATTGATGATATTTGATCTGAGGATAATGTTTGTGGTGTTGGCAAAGTGTGTTCCAAGGAAATAATGGGTATATTTAACTGTGAATTAATATCATTAGCTACTTGATACTGCCAAAATTTGCTTTGTGATAGTATAAAATCATACTTAAGATAATCGCATATTTCTGACTCTGGTAAAATATGATAATTAGATGGAACTGGAATTTGTGATGAATTCCATTTTTTTAGATTTGGCAAATGAAAAGAATAAAATTCATGCCCAGTTTTACACAGCTGTGTTTCATATCTTTCGTGGGTTGGGAAAGTAAGAATCTTATATTTCTCTGGCTTTATTTTATTACTTATATTAATTAGTCTTTGTACTGAATTATTAATCATTGAGAGCGTTCCTTATAATTTCACCAACGTTTTGATATGAAAATTTTTGAGCATTATTTAATCCAGCCGACCTATCTATATTAGATCTATTTTCATAATAGTATCTCATAGCTTTTTTTATTTCTGATTCGCTAGGATGAAACCATTCTTCTTTACCCGTAAATAATTGCGGGAATGCCGGATCACCATGATTACAAATATCATAAGTTCCATTTATTAACCATCCAGTATTTTTATTGTTTGGATCAATAAACTCTTTTGGTCCACCCTCATTACTACATATTGGTGTTTTTCCATAACACATAGCTTCAAATGCTGGTATTGACCACCCTTCTCCACGGCTAGCCCCAACAAAACAATCACATGAACTATGTAATGAACCCATATAATCATCTGAGATATCATCTGCCAATAATGCTTCTTGATGATATGAGTCTATATTGGGATAAATTCTTAATTCTTTTTTAATTTGAGATGATAAATTAGTAACATATTGTCTAATATCATTACTATTGGCACCAAACTTTTTTAATTTTAAAACTAATGCTACTTGTTCATAATTATAGAATTCGCTATGAAAGCATCTTATAATAGATTCTATATTCTTTCTATCATTAAGATCAGCAATATAATAGAATTTAAATTTATGGTCCATATTACCTAAATTTAATTTATTTTTTGGCTCTGAATATTTAGCCAAATCAAAAGAATGTGGTATTACTTTAATTTTATTTTTAGATATTCCATCATTGGCTAGATTTTGTTTTAAAGTGTGATTTGGAACCCAAACCTCATCTACTAATTGAAGATTAGTTAACCAACTATTATACTTTAATGTATTAGACTCACCAACGAAATACGCAATATTCTTTTTAAATTTTTGAGTACCAATAATATGATGTGGTAAAACGTGCTGTATACAAACATCAATATCATGTAGAGGTTTATTTTCCAACTGCATAATTGCTGGATTTAATTGCGCGTTATATCCAGTTAATTTAATATTTCTGCACACAACGTCCATAGTTGTGTTAGCCGCCATAATTAAATCTGTAGCAGCTTTGGACCAACCACTGCCTTCTTTATAATGTCCTATATATAGTATTTTCATTGCTTAATCGCCTCTATTCTTTTTTGTTCCCAAAAATTTCTACGATTACATAGAGCCACCATATAATCATAAGCTGTATTAAAATCAAATTGGGATCTAGCCATTTTACCATCAAAGGCGGCTGAACTTTCATTAAAATACATACCACCAGTTGTAGACGTTGAACTCCCATACATTAAATCTCTAATAATTCTAGCTTGCATATGAGAATTTAATAATTTTGGTTCACATAATACGCTGCTAATTAACCAATTTGAGATTTGCTTGAAGGATAAATTTGGTGGTAGAGACTGTGGTTTTGGTTCCGGTTGCCTAATTCTTGGTGGTGAATACCAGCTTTCATTATCTGGTAAAATATCAACAGAATCAAAATAATTAGCCCAAGCGTCACCGCTCTTATTCCATTGATAATGCTCAATAAATGCTTCTCTAGTTTCTTGACTCATTTTATTTCTTTCAGCATTAGTCAAATTAAAAAATTCTAATAATTTATTAGCTGCTAAGTCATTATCTGGAACAGCCCTTAAACATCCAGTTTCTAATTCTTTATATAATGTTTTGGGTTTGATCGGAATTCCTTTAAGATTCCTTACCACGCTTTCCATTGCAGAATAGTCTGTTGCCATTACTGGAACGCCACACGCTGCTGCTTCAACCTGCGGTAAACCAAACCCCTCACAATTAGCATATTGAACGTAAATATCAAATAAGTTAATAATTTTAGATAGATCTTCATACTCAACACCATTTTTAACATTTGATAAGGTTGCACCAAACTGATTAGTAAATGGAGACTGAGTTACCGCCCCTCTAAATAGTGACACGAATGGCTTATTAGTTTGAGGACAAATATAAGTAAATAATACTTTAGATGATAATCCGTATTGCTGTAACAATTCTGGAATATCCCATCCTAAATCTGGATAACTAGTATGGCAATATAGCATATATTTAGAATTATCTTCTACTTTATCAAGAAGAATTCTAAAAGTTTCAAATAGATCTGGATACAGTTTTCTTCTTTGATTTCTCATTACTGTACCAATAATCTTAGCGTCTGGATCAACTCCCATATCAATGCGTAACTGTGTTTTATTTTTAATGGGTTGATATGCTGAATGTGCTGATGGTGACGATATTCCTATATAATTAATCTTTCCACCAGACTGCTGTTTAAGAACTTCTCCAGCCCATTCCGAATATGTCAAACAAGCATCAGCGGATTGATATGTTGAAATCCATTGTCTTGCCTGCGGTCTGGCATCAACAGTTGGCATAATACACCATTTAAAGAATGGTCTGAATGGTGACCTTTCTTGAAAATCCAACATCCAGAAATCTCTGATATCACAAACAATATCTGGCTTAAAATCTAAACACACTGGCTCAAACATTAATTCACCAAATTGAGCCGTGGGGTGACTATGATACTGATCTATTTCTTCCTTAGATGAATGTTGATTGGGAATTACTCCATAAAATTTCCAAGGTATATTCTTAGCTCTAGGATCATTTTTTTCACCATAACTTGCCATTTCTGCTAGTTCATACTTACCAGTGCTATATAAATAGCTTAGTATTTCTCTGGTATATGTGGCATAGCCAGTATTTAAAAAAGTGGCTTCGCTACAAAATAATATGCGTTTTTTTCTCATGGTATTCCTATTATTTTAGTCTTCGCATTCTTGGTTGCAAAAATCAAATTCATTGATACGAAACACTATACCAGCATTATCTTTTGATATATTCTTAGCAGAAGCATGGACTGTTAATTTTGTTCCTTTTAGAGCATACTTTTCCAATGTTTCAGCACCAGTATGCCACGCTTCACAATATAGATATGTTGGCATTCTATTCTTTTCGCCACTTTTGGTTTTGCGATAAGTATAAACAACCATTATGAACTCTGCCCGTACAACATCTCCAACCATAGAAATTCTTGGGTTTTCCATTAGATACCCAGTAAAAGAACATAAATTCATCTTATTCTCCTTGATCTTAATATATTAGCAACGACAGTCACAAAAAACACACTCAGATTTCATGAATTTGATTAATAATAAATGAGTTATCATTTTCACCAACAGATCCACAAAAGATTAGATTATTACCTTCATAAAGTATATACTTGTATTTTTCTTTTACTTTTGGAAAAACAATAACGCTGTCCAAAAGACATGTATCATCCTCTATAGTTAGAAAGGACATTAATTGCCCCTTAGATTCGCCCTTGGTTATCTTATAATCCGCCACGCGCTGAACGTTAGCAACAATACATAAATCTTTACCTTTCTTACCATTTACAATTTCTTTGCATGTGGTATTTGCGGCAGATGTATCAGACGTTTCAACTTTGGTCATACTTACGGGACAACCTAAGAATTTTACTTCTTGATCAATTAGCCAACTCGGATCATCTTCTAGATCATATGGAGGATTGATTAATAATTGTACCTCATTCTCTATTGCTTGTTTTCTATCAGCACGACTAGTGCCACCACCTTCTTTTTTAGTTGGTGCCAAATCATTTAAGCATTCTATAAAAGATGACCACTTCTTTTCTGAGTATTTTGTTTTTATCCATTCTTGTTCAGACTTTGTTAAAATTCTATAAATGTCATAATCATATATTGCTTTATTTCTTGTTATCTTATCGGCAAAATCCCTAAAAAATCCTACAGATGCTAATGCTTTGAATGCCGTTGAACTAATCTTGGGGCTTAAATATAATAATATTTCTAACCAAGTAAATTTAGTTATATTCTTAGATAGTTCTTTTTCTGATTCTGATATAGCCTCTATTAATTTATCACCAGTTTTACCAGCAAGAGACTTAATATCTTTGATACCAAAATAGATCTTACCCTTTTTAATATTGAATTTATTCTCATAATTGGCTAGTGACGGTGTTTTTACCTGAATATCAAATAATTTAGCTTCTGAAATTAATTCATATGTCTCTTGCTGTGGGTCTTGTTTTTCTATAGCATGATATAAATATGATAGGAAAAATTCATGGGTATGATGAGCTTTATAATAAGCACTCCAATAGGAGCATACTGCGTAAGAAACACTATGAGATTTATTAAATGCATATCTTGATGATTTCTCAATCCATCCGAATATTTGTTCCGCTTCTTCTTTGGTAACTATACTAATCTTCTGTGCGCCCTCCATGAATGATTTCTTTACTTCATTCATCAAGGCAGCATTTTTCTTTCCAATGGCCTTACGAAGAACGTCAGCCTCTTGTAAATTGAATCCTGCGATCTTCTGTGCGATACGCATAGACTGTTCTTGGTATACTAAAATACCATAGGTTGGCTTTAATATTTCCTCCAAGGCTGGATGTAAATATGAAACTTCTTCACGCCCATGCTTTCTATCAACATAGTGCTGTGTCATGCTTTTGCCGTCAACGAAAGCCTTTAGTGTTCCCGGTCTAATAATAGCAATTAATGCGGATAATTCTTCAATATTAGTTGGTGCCAATTTCTTTGACCAAGATTTACCAAGATTACTTTCTAATTGAAAAATACCCTTAGTTTTACCTTCAGCAAATAATTGCCATGTATCCTTATCATTATAATTATCTAACATATAAGCCACCACTTGCAAATGCTTTATCAAATGTTATATTCTGATATACTGATCGATGTGTTTTCATTAGCTTTATAAATATATTAGCTTCATCCTTAACGTCTTGCAGAGCATCGTGAGCATTAACGGTGCTTAATCCCATTCTTTCTCTTAGTGAATCCATGCTAATAGACTTTATATTAGGATCACTTTCTGTCCACGCAAAAACGTTATCCATAATATCTATCTTATATACTTTACTAAACAATTTTTGTTGTTCTCGTTCTTTATCCCAAGGCCCATATTCTTTACATAATCTATTTATTATGTGCATATCAAAACCAATAATATTAAAACCAACAGGAATTGGTGCAAAGAATGGTTCACCCTTCCAATTATATTGATCGACAAACTTTGTAAACTTTGACCAAACAGCTTTTAATGATGGTGCCTGCTCCAGCTTTTCTCTAGTTTTACCAGTAATTTTTAATGCTTCGTCTTGTATTGGGTCTAAACCAGCCGCTCTAGCCTTTTCCTCATCAAATATGGGTTTAATTTCACTATTAAACTGACCTTTAAGAGTAAGACTTCTACCATCTAATGCCAACGCAGCAATTTGTGTCGGTTGAGTTTTGTGTGGATTGCGTGACCCAGTTTCAAAATCAAATATAATATAATCTCTATTAGCCATTTATAGTTTCCTTATTTTGTATAAACATTAGCTTATCTAAAAGAGATAAGCCTAGAACATCAAATTTTACATGACCTAGACTTTCAAGGTCTGCCATTTCTAATCCAGCAATCTTTTCGGATGAATCACGCTGATCAACCATTGGACAAACGGTATTCAATTTATGTTTAGATATAACCACTCCAGCGGCATGTTTACCCTGTGTTTTAAATGTGCCTTCGATTTTTATAGCTTGATCAAAATATTCTGCATAGTCACCATCTAATTTACCGTCTTCATTAATATGGCAAAAATCTCTTAGATCATTAGCATTATTTAATAATGCCCACCTAATAATAGATCTATCCTCATCATCCATGTCTGCTAATTGATCAGAAATCTCTGCTTCATTAGGTATGCTCTTGGTAATAGTATTCATTTCAGCAAAAGAACATGCCTCATTAACACGAAGAACTTCTTTAATAGCACTTCTTCCTTGTAGCCTACCAAATGTAATCATTTGGCTAACATGATCTTGACCATACTTATTTTTTAAATATAATAGAACATCATCACGCCTCTTGGCTGGAACATCCATATCAATATCTGGTAATGATATATGATCAGCACTATTTCTTCCAGCGTTATAAAACCTAGAGAATAGTAAATCAAATTCTAATGGATCAATCTTAGTAATACCAATTAAATATGATATTAAACATCCTGCGGCGGAACCTCTACCGGGACCAGATAACCATCCCTGATCATTAACATATTTAATAATATCTTGTACAATGAGAAAATAACCAAACAAATTTGCATTTTTTATAACATTGAATTCTTCATCAAAACGTTCAGCATATTTTTGCTTATCTTCTGGATTTGACACTTTATTATTTTTAATGAGCAGAGTCTTCCAGCCATCTCTACATAATTGTTTTAGATAATCTTCTTCTGATTGATTGTCTGGACAGGAAAATACTGGAAGCATTGGCTTACTTAATATATCATATTCCTCACAATTATTAACAATATTATCTATAAATTCTAAATCTTTCTTATTAGCATTTTGTGTTACAGAGTGTAGTTTATCCTTTGACCATACGCAAAGATCGTCATGAGTAAACTGGTATTCAATATTTTTATCTAATTCACCACTATGGATCAACTTGTTAATTTTGGGTAATGTTGTTTTTAATTCAGAGCATAGTAATATTCTATGTAATTTAGCATCTTCGCTATTTACATAATAGCTTACCGGTAACAGATTAATATTGTTCTCAATCTTAATTATATTTTGCTTTTTCAATATACTAGATAAAATATCTTTATTTAAATTACCTTCATTATCTAGTGATGATACTAGGTGAATAAGATCATACCAACCATCTTTATTCTTTGCAAATAAAGTAAAGTCATCAAATGAACAACCTATTATGGGCTTTATGCCAAACTTTTTACAAGCTTTATAAAACGCAACAGCGCCGGATATTGTTTTATAATCAGCAATACCACACGCAATATATCCTTCTGACTTACACTTGCTAGCTAATTCTGAGGGTTTAGAAAATCCCTTTAGTAGACTATAATGTGTAAAATTTCTTAATGGACACCAATTCAACATATATTTCCTTATCAAATTGATCAACAATAAACATCGCCAAGGACTATACTATAATAGCCTCTAGCGAAATTTTTTTCAAGATCAAGATTTTTTAAGATCAAGTTTTCCGATGTGTAATACTAACCTATCTTCATGATAGAATTCACTAGGTAGGTAATATTGGTCTGTTATCCTTTTTTTTATTAATTCTACTACTTTATCAGAACTAATATCTTCCCAATTACATACCTCATTATTTTTATTTGGACCCATGCCAAATAATCTAACATCATCTATTATTATAATTGCACTATCTTGATGATATAAATTAATATCAGATATTTCTTCCAATAATGGGCAGTCCTTGATTCCTTTCCCGGTATTGCCAGCACTCCAATGACCATCTAAAAAGATAATAGATTTTCCAGAAATGTTGGGTAACAATTTTCTTAATTCTAGTGAACTGTCACCCAAGATAAATTCTATTTTATCTCCAGTATATCTATTTCTAATGTTATTATATAAGTCAGGTTTAATTTCTATTGTATATAATTTTGAGAATAAAGATTCCATAACCATAATGGTGTCGCCCATATAGGTTCCGGTTTCTATAAAATTACTATAATTATTGTAATCATCCTTAAGACTTAATAATAATTCTTTACCAATCGATGGCATAACTTATTATCCCTAATTGATTCTCTACAGATTTTATAATTTTATTTACCATGATTTACAAGCCCAATAACGAGCCTTCCATTTTGGGCCGGGATTGTCACAATTGTGTCTAGCTCTGAAACTCTTTCGCCTCTCTGGATTGCTCTTTTTGATCGTCATATTTGGATCACCAAATCTAACGATAACAACGTTACCGCTTTCGTTTTTAACATAAACAGCAAATTTCTTTGGACCATTTGAAGTTCTAAATGGCTTGTTTAGTGTTACTTTTCGTCCTTGATATTCAGATGATCTACCAACATATATTAATCTACGACCTTCTTTTTCATATAGTCCATGTCGTTGATAAGTATATATTTCACCAGTATACGGGTCTTTATATTCAAATTTACCGCCATCTGTTTCCATTTCTGGTTCTTGTGTTTCTAATTCTGATGGTTCCTCCACTTCATCTTCTTTTTCTGTATATTCGTCTTCGTACTTCCCCGGCTCGTAATATTTAACAAAGTCATATACATTCTGAATATAGATTTCTGCTTTAGAAATCATATCCTTAGTCCAATCTTGAAATTCTACAGAAAGCTGCATACTTTGTAATCTCATGACAATTTCCATGAGTTGATCGTGCATTTTTTGTATTTGTTCAAGAGCCATCTCGTTGCCACTATCAGATTGAGCCTTTTTCCAAGATTCCTTACTAGGACGGTCTGGATCACCGGGCTTTGCTGGTTTATAGTTTTTTCCTTCCCGTTCTTTCTTTTTACGAATATTTTCCCATAAACCGGGTTTTGCTACTGCAATATCCCACAGTTCTGTTTCCTCGCCAAAGTCTTCATATTCGGCTTCTAGTGGAATATAAAAGTTTTCTTCATTAATTTCTTCTGCGTAGCCAGCTTCCATTTGTAGTTCAAAATCTGCTATTTCCACACAATCACAATCTGCGGTTGCTTGATCTAAACAAATAGCAATCCTTTGCTGATTATTTGGATAGTCCTTTTTCATAACTTTGTCACCCATACAACGTGAAACAAATTTTGTTTTATCTTCATCTTTTCTTCTTTGTGGAATTGGCATGATATCTCCTATTTTAATATTAATTGTTTAGCGTTAGTGAAAATATTATCTATACTGCCCGATGGTATTGTGTCTTTAAAGTAATCGTATATACTACTAATCATTGGATGATTTTCATCTTGTGTAATTTCTAACCATCCGATAAAATAGTTCCATATTCTATCTTCTAAAATAAGTGGATATTTAACACCATTAGGGCGACCAAATCTATGATTCCATTGTAATTGTGGAATACAAATATTCTTTCCACCCCACTTTTTAAATTTTTCGGCTATATATCCTTCTTCACCACCAAAGCCCTTGAAATGATTATTTATACCTTGCCAGCATGATTTCTCAAAAGATAATAATCCCATACCTTGCATTGGTATTTCGAAGGGAATTCCTTTTGAATATGCCTCAAAGTTTGTTGCCCATACCCCATACATATGACCACTCCATTTAGGTTCAAAATGAGTAGAAATATTATGTAAATTATCATACAGTAATGGACCCTGTACTAAATCTTTACAATTTGGATTAGAGTTGAAGTAAGATAATAGGTGTGCTATTGCTCCTTCTGCTAATAAAACATGACAATCTATAATTAGTATATATTTTCCAGTTGCATAATTTACAATCTTATATTTATTGAATGAACTTTGTTTTTCATAAAATTCTATATATCTAATATTATTTCTATGTTCTGCAAAAGATTTACAAGCCTGACCATGTGGACTTTTAGGATTGTTATCCAGAATGATGAATTCTACTTTATCGCTTTTACATATAGGATGATACATTTGTAACGCTTGTATGGAGAAAAATACTCCATCAAAATCATCATAAGTAGCCATTCCTATTGATAGTAATTTATCAGACATATTATCCCGGTGCAGAGTAGTATCCTATATCAAAGCCTTGTTTTGAGCAATCTTTGATAGTTTGTTCCATACCATTAGATTTTAAGCTATTCTCTATATATATACACATGTTTTGGTCTGTTCCCGGCCAGTTGGTTTTGCAATAATGGCATAATTTAGTACATTTCCAGTTCTCTCTATTTGGAGATATTGGCTGTGGTTTTTGGTTATTTTTAATGTCCTCAAATTTAGCTTTCAACATCTTAAGAAATCTTTTTTGGTCAGATTCATCAAAACACATGGAAAATGGGCCACCATCCTTGATAAAAAAGATGCTCATAATTGACTGTTTATACCCAGGAAAAAGTTTTGATATTGCATAGTTATATAATAACAATTGAGGGTCCGAACAAAGTTTTTCATATGTTTTTTCTTCGCCAGTAGCCCAATCTAGCCTACGTCCAGTTTTCCAATCTATAACCTCAATAATCCCCTCAGAAGTTTCTGTAACTAAGTCTATGGTTCCTTTAATAGCTAATTGACCCTTAATCACCTTGCCATTATATTCATATTCAAAGTGCGCCCAATCTTCATCTATTGGAATATCAAAATGAGGTTCAGCCGCCACGATATTTCTATATCTAGGATCGAATTGACCGTCATTATAGTTTAGGGTATCCCAAACTAATTGTAGACAGTTTTCATTATCACCCTTAGTAAAATTATGATTTGAACCAGAAGTATAAAAAGTAAAACTTTTTGATAATAAGGTATTAACAATATCCTTTTGGAATAATTCAGATTTTTTAATAGCTACCGCTCCAATAGCGTCATCTTCAATAATCAATTTATTTTTTTTAGGATTGTCCTGCTGATATTTTTTTAACTTGGCTAATACTTCCATTACCTTATGGACTATGGTTCCAAGTTCAGCTTTTTTACCACTAGTTTGTTGATGCCCTAGCACATAAGTTATAAAGTATTGCATTTGACAATACGAATAATTATTGTAGCTAGATGATCTAATATATGTTACGATCATCACGCACTCCAAATTCTATTGTTAGATTTCAATGTTTCGCATAAATCTTCTATGGTCATATTAGAATTATCAATAATAATATCGAAATTTTTCCAATCAAACATTTCTATATCTAGAGCTTTTTCTGAATCATGGTCACTGTGATATAAATCTCTTGTTAGTCTAATAACAATGCCACCATTGTCCCTAATGGCAGATACTTCATTTGGAAATCTAACATCTGGAATAATAGCTATTTCGGATTGCTCATTAATAACTCTATTTAATGTAGCATTTACCCATGCATTATTATATATTTTACGCACAACATCAGTTCCAAAATATTGCAAAAATTCTCTTGCTGTCATTGGGCCAGTTTTATCACTAGATGAATTTGGAATATCATCCCATAATAAATGGGTTGGTTTATTTTTATCATCATCACTACCATAGACTTGTTGATGATCTATATCAAATAAACCTATAGCTATTTCTTTTAGAGTGTCAGCAAAATGATAAATCTTAATATAGGGCCACAGTTCTCTATGGGCATACTCAACAAATGACATATCTTTTCTAGTCACATCAAATTCGCCATACCCAAGAGTACCTGTGGAATCTGATGTTTGCACAATCAATTTACCATTTGTATCAATATAAAAATCTTTTATCATATCTCTAGATAATAATACAGAACCATTAATACAATTGGCTACGGTATTCTTTCCAGCTTGCTTGCGACCAGCAATTCCAATAATTTTCATGAGTATAAACCCTTTATTTGTGGTAAAACTATATTTTGAATTTGATCAATAGTCATTTCGCCAATATCTTTTGTTGGTATCTTGGGAAAGGATAGTTTGTACATTCTATTTAATTGTCTTTGAATTTGTATCTTTGCTTCTCTGCCTGCTTGGTCATTATCGGTCAAAACAACAATATGTGTTATTGGCATCCTATTTAATTGAATTTCTTGTTCTTTACTTAATGACTTTCCGAATATGCTAATTACATTGTTAATGCCAGCCTCATATAATCTCCAAACATCACCCTGACCCTCAACAATGAATAAAGAGTGGGTTTGTTTAACTTTTTCTAAGGCTCTGTGATAATTGTAAAATAATCCAGTTTTAGTGAATCCAGTAGGATAAAATAAAAACTTTGGTGTCTTATATTCTTTTACCGATCTGCCTATGATTCCAACAACATTTTGTCCATTATGGTCATGAATGGGAATAACTGCCCTATCATACATTTTGGATTTTGGATTATGACAATCACCAACCTCAAAATATTTTAATGTTTCTTCTTTAAATCCTCTGCCAACAAAATACTTTGATGGATATGTTAATTTTTCTACTATAATTGGTTCATATTCTTTAGCAATAATATTATCATTTAATGTTGATACTAATTGTGCAAACTCGTCTGGATTATCATCTTTAATATTAATCGTGTTAGATTTGCTTTTACTCTTTTTAACATTTAATAGATCACAGGACCACTTTAACGCTTGTGCAAAGCCAACATCTTCGCCCTCTTCTTTTGATAATGTTCCGCGTATCAAACCAAAAATATCATTACGGTAGTGGTGCTGACAATCTCTGGTCCAGCATTTCCAAATACCTTTATCAATAGAAAACGAAAAAGCTCTAGGATTATCACTAGACTCATGAACCGGACAAGTGGAGTAAATATTATCTCCAAATACTTCACATGTCATGCCAAGTTTCTTAAACACCAATTCGGCATTCTTATTCAGCTTCTGTTTGATCGTATGTAAATCCATCTTGCTTTATTTTGTTAAGTGACTCTGTGTTAACTAAGCCAGTATCGCCAACTGGTTGATTCTTGAACTCATTACGTGTTTTTAATTCTCTTAATTTTGCATGAGCGCCCTGCATTATCATATTAATATAATCGCCATCATCTAAGCCTGCTCCATGCCTAGCAACAATAGGAACAAGTTTTCTATTACCAGCATTTGGCCCATCTTCTGCTAATTCTTCTGGAGATTTAATCTTAAATATTGTGAATGATGTACACAGCCAGATTAATCTATCGGATCCGCTCACAGCATCTGTGCTTTCTTTTGTGATGCCATCTCTATTTAATTGAACAAAGGATAAGCATGGAATATCTAGCTTAACACATAGATTATGTAATGATGTTATCTGAAAACCGAGTGCTTGATATTCCTGTATATTATTAGTGATAGATGATGATGACATTAGCTTAAGATAATCATATATAATAACACAGTCCTTTGTTTTGCCATTATCATCTAGTTTTACCTCTTGCATCACCCATCGTCTAACAAGATTTAATATTTGATCAAATGGTTTACCCGCAACGCTGATATAACTATAAGGAATAGATTCTATGCTTTTCATAGCCTCTATAACTTTTTGATGCTTATCTTCATCTTCAATAAATTGACCTGTGGCAATTTCGTTAATTGGAACACCGCTAATATTAGCAATTAATCGGTTTAAATGATCTTCTTTTGACATTTCAGTATCAAGCATTAATACTGGAACATTTTTAGAAGCCACATTAAGAGCAACATTATCCGCAAATACACTCTTACCAACTTTTGGTCTAGCGGCAATTAGATCAACACACTTTCTTCTTAATCCGCCACCTATTGCTTCATCAAAGCGATTAAACCCTGTTGGTATTCCTATAATATCGCACTTGTTCTTTTCTAAGAATTCGATATAATTTTTAATATCTTTACCAATCTTTTCTGGATTTTCTCCACCATCATCCTCTCTTAAAAAGTCTGTAACGGGATTCTCTAGAATCTGTATAATTTCATTAATAGATTCTGATCCTGTGATATCATCAATATCCTTATGAACTTTTGCTGTTAGCTTTTTGATCTTACGAGCAAATTCAAACTTCTTAAGCTGAACACTGAAGCTGAAAATATTTTCTTTACTAATTGGAAAATCTAATAAAGATTTAATATATTTTAATTCCTGTGGAGTATTAACAGTCTCCGATAAATTTAATTGTGAGGCTGCGGCTAATAATGATGGAATATCAATCTTTTGCTCATTACTAATAACTTTTTCTATACACCTGTAGAGTACTTGATTATTAGAGTGACCAAAAGTTTCGTGATTAATCAGATCTGATACTGATATATAACCATCTAAACCGTGCTGTAATATACCAGCAAGGACTGCTCGTTCAGCACCAATATCTGTTAATTTTACTTCCATTTATTTACCTGTACACCTATTGCATCGTGGAAATTCTCCATATACAAATCTTGCGTCTTCTTTAAAAGACTTGCCGCACACATGACATTCTAGATCTAGCTTCTTTGACGCTTCTCGACGCCTTGGTGTTTTCTGAAATTCGGGAGTTTCAATATCTCTAAACTCTCCCTCATCACGCCACTTGTTTTCTCTGCCTCTCACGGGTTCTTTTCTCCTATTGTTAGTAGAATCTGCTTTGGTTACCATAAAATCTTCACCAACAACTTTGGGAGGTTTGGTTGTGGTGACTTTAATTTGAGTTGTTTCTTTAGGTTCAGAAGGCATCAAGGCTTGCATTAATTGTGCCTTTTGTTCGTCTGATAATGATGATAAAAATGCATCAAAATTACTCATTGTCTTTTCCCTTTCTCTAACAGTATATCGGCTTTTCGCTTTAATTCATATACTTTACCATCTAAAGCTTGAAGTCTAGACTCTGCTACCTCTCTCATATTGTCCACAGAAGCAGCATAGCTATTATTACTAACTATCATTTGGCGTTTTGATTCATGCTTTGTGTATTGACTAAATTCATGATTATGTTGCACAACCAATTTTTCTAATTGATCATTACACCAATTTAATGCTATCTTATTTTTATTAATCTCATCTTGAATATACGTTGAATAACTATATAATAAATATGCTGTGTCAAAGGACTCTTGCTGTGTTAACTTTTTTAAATCCTCAGAAGATAAATTCGCAGCTAATAGATATTCCTCTCTAAATGATGAGAACTTAGTATTACTAAGATCAATATAGGAATTAATAGTCTCAAGATGATCCGCTAACTTTTCAGATGCCTTTAATTTGTTTTCGCCACTCATCATCACTTTCTGAATATTTTAGGGTTATTAGTTGTATGCCATTTAGTTCGCACCACTCTATTTTATCCTCGTCCCTAGCTTTGCTTTTTAAGAAGTCTCCGAGACTTTTATGAAAGAATTCACAGTACTCATAATGCTGTTGACCATGAACTTCAATGCCAATCTTAATAGATGGAATATAAAAGTCAAGGTACAATACGGATTTTCTATGTAGCGATGTGCTTCCCGGCAATTTAACTTCTTCTAGAACCCTATAACTATTATAGATTTCTTTTAATAAGTTTCTAGCACGAATGTGATACTTTGAACGCTTTCTAGTATCATCATAGAATATATCGTATTTGGTAAGACTCCAAACATATTCTTTACCATTTATACCACGAACTTTCAATGTAACTCCTTGATTTTTTCGTAAACAAAATCTGCAATTTTTGTATGTTCATTTAGAAAATCCGCAACAGCATTTACTCCTTGAAACTTTAATGCTCTTTCAATATCTTCTGGAGCTTTGGCGTTAGCAGATTCTAGGAATGACTTAATAATTGGATTATCTGGTTGATCAACGGCACATGATATTGTATACCAAGCACCAGCCGCTTTGATTAGTCTAAATTCACAGGCTATCTGAATAATTTCTTGTATCTCATCCACACCAATACCATATCTTATCCATCCTTCTGCTGTACTATTTGGTCTACCGCCAGCGTTAGAAGTTTTAATTGACCAGTTAGCAATTTGACCAACGTGTGGGCCAGTATCTTTAGGAACTTGCCACTTGCCACGATGAGTAATAACCATATTAGTACCAGCTTGATATTGTAACATATTACCACAATCTGCCATTTTTTGTGGAGCATATGGTGATCCTCCGGTGTTAGCAATATTGTGTGTTATACAAATCAATATAGTCTTATTTTTCATTAATGTGCCACTAATTCTTTTGAAAAACATGGACAATAATCTAGGTAACGCATTCCTTACACCAGTTCTCACTTCACCCTCTAATTCAACTGCGGGAACCATATTAGATAATGAGTCTGCAATAATTAAACAACCGGAATCATTATTGACATAATATTCAATTATATTGAGAAAATCTTCTGCTGATAATACTCTTTCATCTGTAGATTCTATGATAAGAATATTATCTGAGTTTAGCCCCTTAATGCCATCAAAGTTTTGTTTAGATAATCTACCCTCAGTATTAACATAAATAACTCTCTTATTATGCTTTTGACATTTGGCTGCAAAATGCAAAGCGGTTGTGGTTTTACCGCTTTTTGGATCACCGGTCATAACAACAACTGAGCCTTCCCTTAATCCGCCACCCAATGCAATATCTAATGCTGGAGATACTCCGATCACATTAAGGCTATTGATATTTTGTAGAACTTCTGTGCCACTACGTACAACATCCCCATACTTGCTAACAATAGAATTACTAATATTATCTTCGGCAAACTTGTTTGGTTTCTTTACTTTACTCATAGGTTCCTCAGTTGGTTCAGTGTGTTCCTTTTTGTATTATAGCCCTGTGTTGATCGCGTTTCAAGAGTTTCTTTCTCGGTTTCAACATTTAGATCAACTTCCACTTTATTATTTTTCTCTTCTAATAATTTCTGATGTTTAGCTACTATCTTTTCTGCCAAAGGATTAACTTTATACCCTCTGCCATTTTGAATTCCAAGAACTAGTAATCCATCAAAATCTTTAGATTTAATTGCTGATAATATAGCTTCCTCACTATATTTCTTTTTTAATTGTAGTGCTGCTCCGTGTTGCTTTTTCCACAACCAGTGTAGAGGATCTCCCTTGGTCCAAAATTTATATGACGGCTTACCAAGATTCAACTTTTCTGATCGTCTTAAAACAATGAACTCGGCCACATAAGCTTCAAACGTACAGTATTCTCCCGTATGAATATGCTTATATTTATGAGTTTCGGACCACTGTTTTTGATAATCTTGATTAAACAGTTCCGGCTTGTTTTTCATAATTTAATATCAATGCTTCTTTAAAAGAGTCTTCAATGGTATCTTCACTAGATAATTCTTCAACTAATTCTGGAGTGATCCACATAGTTTTTTTTATGGTGGACCCATATAATTTACCAATAGTAATAGTTTGTTTACTATTTTCTCCAATGACACCAATAAGTGATCGCACCAAGTATACACCATCGGTATCTGATGTGTCAACTTCAATAGAGTGAGATCGATACTGTAGTCCAACTTTATTAACTTTTAATTTTTGATCTTCACAAATCTTTTTAAGTTCTAGCCATTTAGAAAATTCTGGAAGATAGTACTCAATATTATTTGATACTATAACTCTAATCCAAATCTTCAATTTATCTTTTCTATAAGCTTCTAACCATTGATCATAACTAGTAATAAAGTTTGACATATTTATATCTTTCTTGCTGTCCATTCTTTCATTTTGTTAGTTCTATCAGGCCACATGGTTGCGTGTAACATAATTCCATCATTTTCCCAATCTCGTTCATTAAATCTGATATCATTTTTATGTACATTAAATTCATATGGTAGTATATTGCTATATTTTACATAATTACCATTGTCTTGCATTAATTTTATATTCGCACCTTGCTCCCACCATTTATGATGAATAAAGTCAGTTTGATTCCATATATCGATTAATAATGGGATGGCGGATTTTTTTAATGCCCATATGCCACAATTAGGAATATTTCCTTCTGTTATATCATGATGAACAACAAAAGATTGTATACAATGATTATTCTGAAATTCTGCATTTATGTCTTTATCAAATTTATTAATAACAACATCGCTATCTATCCATTGAACAAGATCATATTTTTCTAATAAATATCTTATAATAGGGACTTTTAACCAAGATATCGGCCTATCATGATCCCAGCCATAATTTTTACATATATCTATAACTTGATTATGGGTTGGTATGAAAAGATCATAATTATATTTTATTGAGTATTTATAGAATGATGGTAATGCTATATTGAGCAAATCTGTAAATAATTCCCCAGCAGCAAAACTAGTTATAACTTTATTCATCTGCCTTAATTTTAGTTACGCAACTTGCAGTTTTATTTGGTAATGTCTTTTTATATTTTCTATCACCCATTGAAGAAGCATTTTCTGTCATTACTGTAACACCGGGGCGACGAGCAAATTGATCACCAGCAGTCATTGGCTTTTGAGCGTTCTCTTTTTGTGCTTTTTCGACACATTTTGATATTGACTTAACAGCCCTATCTAAATCGATAGCGATCTGATCAATACCCTGACCAGATTTTACATGCTCATTAATATAAAATACCTCTGCTTTACTTAACGGTCCCTTTTTATTAGCCATTGATATAGCTCCTTTGAGTCCTTGTCATATATAAAGAATTTTTAGTTTGAAGATATGTTAGATAGAAAGTAAACGTATCTTCGCTAACCTTTTTTAGAGTTGTCCTTCTCCAAATATCTCGTCGTGCTTCTGGCCCCATAGGATCAAATGGAAGATTATTATAGGTTCTTATAAGATATTGCGTTTGGGTGTTATTCTTACCAAGGTCAATAACTAGCATCTCTGCAAATATCTTACCATCTTTATCGTCTAATACATCACCCTTGGAACCATAAAATATTTGAGAACTCTCATTAGATTTAATATTTTCTTTAGAATATGAATCAATAAATTTCATTTTTCACCCGTTATGATATATTTCTTCTTTTGTTCAGGGGTCATTTTGTTTATCTCTTTTTTAGTAGCATTACCAGATTTAGAAAATAAAGATTCATCTTTAGGCTTATTTTCTAAAGACTTATGCTCTATCTCTGATTTTTGATAATGCCCCATTTTAGACCAATTTCTATCGGCTAGCTGCCCGATAGTTTTGGCATCCTTCATGAATGATCCTAGTCCACCATATATTACCCTGTACAGTGTGTCTTTTCCACAGCTAGGACACAATGTAATAGCATCATCTTTTATGGACTGATAAACATCGTTCATTTCGTGTGAACATTCATCACACTTATAATCATATAACATTATTTCCTCAAGATTCTAGTGCGTGTAAAACCGCCCCCAATATTCCATTTCTTTGAATATCATGGTAATCTAATTTGCAAATACCAATACCATTAATATCTTTTAATCTATCTAGACAAAAATTTAGCCCATTAGTATTATAAAGATCGGTCTGTTTGGTATCTCCATTAATCATAACTTTAGAATGTTCGCCCATTCTTGTTATAAACATCTTGATTTGTTCAAGAGTACAATTTTGGGCTTCATCTAATATCATATATGAGTTATGGAATGTTGATCCTCTCATTGTTTCTAGTGGTTCAAATCTAATGCGTCTAGTATTATAGTAGAGTCCAAACCTATCTCTTCCAAGAAAAAATTTAAGATTTTCTTCCATTGGCTGTAAATATGGTTTGATTTTTTCGTTTAATTCTCCCGGTAAAGATCCAATATCTTTGCCAGTACAAATAAGCGGCCTAGTTACTATAATAGTCTCAATCTTATCCTTTAGTAGATGTTCAGCAGCTATACCGGCAGCAATAAATGATTTGCCAGTACCCGATGGTCCAGTACAAAAAGTAATATCATTTTCTACAATAGATCTGATATATTCTTTTTGATTGTCCGTTTTAGCTACTAGAGTATTACCTTGAGGTTGTTTATTCTTTTTAGATTTTGTGTGATTCTTCGAATTGTTATGTGCCGCTGCTGCCAAAGCCGTTGTCTCCCCGTTGCGAGGAACCTAACGTATTCTGAACTTCCATAGTAACGCGAGGTACCTCTTGGAATATAATCTGAGCGATTCTATCCCCGATATGTATTCCAACATTTTCATCAGAAGTGTTGTAAAGACATACCATTATTTGTCCTCTATATCCACTATCCACTACTCCCGCTAAAACATCTATGCCTTGTTTAACCGAAAGGCCCGATCTAGGCCAAATTAAACCAGCCATATGTTCTGGCATTTCTAGTGCAATCCCAGTATTGACAGTCTTGCGTTGTTTTGGTGGTATGATGGTTTCGGAAGTGGAATATAAATCCCATCCAGCATCATTAATATTGGCTCTTGTGGGAACCTTGGCGTTGTTATCTAATAGTTGCACAGATATCATAAATCAAATCCTCCTAAATCAATCTCTTCTAAATCATTTTTACTAGCACCAATTTTGTATGATGTTATTTCATGTTCTTGTGGTGCAACCTGTACAGACTCGCTATTCATCCAAGGATCTGTCCAACCAGATATAGGATTTCTGCACCCCTTGTCATATGGTAAGCCGATAGTTTTTCTACGGCTCATGCATAACCAATCTACATAATCGGCCATCACCTTTTCGTTTAGTCCTATTATTGAACCATCCTTAAATAGATAATCTGACCATGCTTTTTCTTCTTTAGCAGCAGATTCAAACATATTAATAGCGTCCTCTTGACATTCTTTTGCTATTTTTGAGAATCCTTCATCTGGATTATTATGCAAAATCTTTATAATTTCCTGAGTATTATAAAGATGTAATGCCTCATCTCTTTTAATGAGTTTTATAATATCCGCATTACCTATCATCTTTTTGTTCTCTGCAAAAGCAAAAGCACAAATAAATGAAACATAAAAGCGAACTGCTTCTAGAATATTAACGCTGATGAGAGTTAGGTAAATCTGCTTTTTAATGTCTTTAAGTTTGCCGGAATGTCCTATCTCTCGTAGAGCGTTATATTCTTTAATTGCTACGTCTGCTCTTTTTAATATTTCTTTGTCTGTTAAACAACTATCTAATATTGCACTAGGATTATTGTAAACATTTTTAATAATATACGTGTAACTATAACTATGAATTTGTTCAAAGAATTGCCACACATTCATGCAGGCTTCTAATTCTGGATTAGAAACATATTGTGTTAATGTTGGCACACCACGGCAGATAACACTATCCATCATGGTTTGATATTTTAGATTTGATGTAAATATGAAACGTTCATTTTCTGACATTATATCGTCATTCTTGAAATCATTTCTATCTTTTTTTAATTCAATTTCCTCTGGTCGCCAGAAGAATTCTAGCTGTTTCTTATATAAGTCAAAGAATACTGGATATTTAAATTTATCATATCTTTGTAGAGATAAATCCTCACCCAAAAAGAGTGGTTGATTAAGATAGTCAACATTGTGTTTATTTAAAATTGTTTTCATATTTTACTCATCGTATGGGTATCCATCTTCGTGATCTTCCGAATAAGTTCCTTCGCTCTCATTGTCCCACCAAGCTGGCCCAACATCTGGTAAATCTTCGTTAGTCATATTGAACATGAGCCAGATTCACAACCAGATTGTTTTTCAGTATTACCGTCGCCATCAGGAGTATTGCAGTAATAAAAATTCTTTACACCATATTTATACCCATAAATCTGATCTTTAATCAAGATACTCAAGGGTATATTGCCCTCTGGATAATGAGAATAATTATAGTACAAATTAACACTAATACTCATATCTACAAATTTTTGTAAAACAGCACAAATATTTAAGATTGCTTTATTGTCTTTCATTTCCCATGCTAAAGTGTAATAATTTTTTCTTGAGGCAAAATTTGGTACCAGCTGCTTTAGAATGCCATTTTTAGCCTTCTTGTAAGGAAGTAGACTTCTGACAGGTTCTATTCCATTGGTGCTGTTCTGGATGACGCTAGAGGACTCACAGGGCATTATAGCGGTTAGTGTAGAGTGGCGAAGCCCGTAAGTTTTTATCCTTTGTCGTAACCCTTCCCAATCCATAGTATACTCTGGTTTAATGAGTTTGTCAACTGTTTTTTTGTACCAATCAATAGGAAGTAAACCCCTAGAGTATTTGGTTTCATTAAATTTATTACATGGGCCAAGTTCTTGAGCTAATTTACAAGATTCATTTAATAAATGCCATTGAATTTTTTCCATAGTAGCATGAACTAAAGACAGGGTATCATTATCATCATATTTTAATTTATTTTTTGCTAAAAAACCAGCTAGGTTAGTTATTCCTATTCCTAATGATCTACGGTTTTTTGTAAAGTTTTCACCAGCAGCAACTGGATAATCTTGATAATCAATAACATTTTCTAGAGTGCGAACCGTCACAGAACATGCTTGCTCAATATCATTATCATTTTCTAGTTCTAATAGATTTAATGCTGATAAAATACATATGCCAATCTCACCCTCTTTATCATCAATAGAATTTATTGGCTTTGTTGGGTGAAGAATTTCTTGACATAGATTACTCATGTATACTGGAGCGTCCCACGATCCATGCTCATTAGCATTATCAATATTCATAACGTATATACGGCCAGTTTCTAGTCTTTCTTTTGTAAAAATCTCTGCCAATTTTCTAGCACTGATTTTCTTTTTCATTTTAACGTGGCGACTATTTTCATATTTCTCGTATAACTTTTTAAAGTCATCATTATTATTCATAGAACTATATAGCCCACCGGTTTCTTCTGGACTCATTAGAGTAATATCTTCATTTTTAATTAATCGTTCATAGAATAATTTATTAAATTGTACAGAATAATCCAGCTTTCTTACTCTATTATCGTCAGTTCCAGCATTATTCTTTAGCATCATAACATCTTCAATTTCATAATGCCAAAAAGGAATATGAACTGTGGCTGAACCCCCACGAATACCATTTTGACTGGTGGCCTTAACAGTAGATTCAAAAATTTTAAGATACGGAATTAGACCAGTATGAATAACTTCTCCACCGCGAATACTAGAATTAATCGGTCTGATACGTCCTATATTTAGTCCTATGCCAGCCCGTCTTGCTGTATACTTTCCAACGGCATGAACGCTGGAAAAAATAGATGCTAAATCATCTTCTACGTCCACTAAAACACAGCTAGCAAATTGTTTTATTTTAGTTCTTACGCCAGCCATAATTGGTGTTGGCAAGTTGATCTTAAATGTGGAAAAACATTCATATGCTTCTTCAACATCTTTAACGGTGTTAAATAACGCCATAGCAATACACATGTATGCGAATTGTGGGGTTTCATATATTTGGCCCGTTGCCCTATTCTTAACAAGATATTTGTCAATTAGTTGCTGCAAACCGGCATATGTGAATAGATAATCTCTATCATGATTAATAAATGATTGTATTTTTTCTAATTGCTTTGAGTCCCACTTAGTAAATAATGATGAGTCATAAATACTATTCTCAATATTCTTTTTAATATGGCTAACTAAAGATGGTGGGCTATCATATCGCTCCCATAAATCTTTTCTAAGAGACATGTTCAGTAGTCGAGAAGCAACGTACTGATAGTTTGGTCTACTTGGAGAAGTCAAATCATTAGCAGATTTGATTAATATTTGGTGAATATCTTTTGTAGTAACGCCATCAGTTAATGATAACTTGGCATTCATCTCTATATCTGACCAAGAAACATTATTAATATCCTTGATCGCCCACTCTAGCACCTTATGAATCTTTTCTACATTATATGCTTCAACACTACCGTTTCTTTTCTGAACCTGCATATATAGTATCTCCCCCAAATATTGTGTAAAATCTAAATTAGATCAATTACTGAAAAGCTTTTTAAACAATCTTTCAAGAACAAACTTTAAAATCATTGGCAAAACAACATAGAAAAATAAGAAGGTTAAGATAACGGACCCAGCAACTATTTCTGGATCATTTTTAATGTTATCCATTACAAAGTTTTTACAATCTTTTTTTAATTGTCTTCTTGATCTTTCGTTGCATTCAGCAAAATTTGTACCGTTGTGACTAGTTATTGTAGCCCATTCAGATGCATAATGCAAACACTTGTCAGCAATTTTTTTGCTGTTAGGATCTTGATATTCTCCACTAATTTCTTCAGATATATCGCTAAAGTCATAAGTTTGACCAAATAAATCTTCACTCTTTTGATCATAACCAAATCTGATGTCTGGTAAATACTTTAATCTTAAAACACCTTCATTTTTACCAAGAGTTAAACCTTGAACCCAAGCAGTTAATGTTATAAACTTTTGCCAATTAACTTTGGGTAGTGACTTCGTAAAACTTAAAATGATGCTATCGTCCTCATGGCGCACAATTTTAATATCAAGAGGATGTGGAAAACTAATGTTAAGATTTTTAACAGTATATCCACTTTCTGAAAATATCAAATTCACAATATCTCTAATTTGTTGTATTGGTAGTGCCATGTTTTATCTTTTTTGAATGAGTGACCAAGCGAAACCCATAAAGTACGCTGATAATTTATTCTTTTCTTCTTGTGTTAATTTATGATTATCACTGCCAGAACATTTTTCCATGAGAGTCACAATAATTTGGTCCAATTCATCATATTTATCTTTTAGTTCGTCTTTAAAAAATTCTGATCCAGCAAGTACATAAACATCATTTATTTGCTGCACATCGGCATCATAGTTTTTTACCCTATTAGCAAACTCTTGATTAAATATTGCTAGTTTAGCTCTATGAGTTGGATCAGTCACAATGTTAGACATTGGTGTTACCAACTCAATAATATCTGGAGTTGGCTTTTCTATATTCAATAAAGCAACCTCAACCGGCTTCTTTGTTGGATAAAGAGCGGCTATAATTAAAATTAATCCAATCAGTGTTCTAATATTAATTAGTTTTTTGATCATCAAGCACCCCATTAAGTAAAGGGAATACCTCATCTAACTTTGTCGAAGCAACATGAAGATCAAACTCGTCACATTTATTTTTTAATTGATACCATAGACTCACAATTTCTAGGAAATCTTTTTGAGTATCGTGGAGCAACTCAATATCTACTTTTGGATTTTTATTTTTCATTAGTAATTTTGATACTAATGCTGGAACATTAACTAAATTTAATAATACTATTAAACCACCAACTACTAACAGTCCTAATTTAATATACAACTCTAACATATTTTCCTCATTTTCTTTGTGATTGTAATGCCCTTACACCGTGGTATGGGCAAACCGTTTTGTGGCCATCGCCCTGAACAATTATGCCAGTGCCTTTACAAATACATTTAGCAGCATCTGGATTCGTTCCATCGTCTGGTTTGGGTGCCACTTTAAACACTTGAGGTTCAGCTTCTTCAAAAGCTTGTTTAGCCTGTGTTTGCCATTCTTCCACGTAGGAAGAATACATATTGGTGACATCTTCATTTTTAAATGTACACAATGATTCAGAGCAACACCCGCAAAATAATACTGATACTAAAAATAAATGTCTCATGCGTTTCCACCGTCTACTGTTCTTAGATTATCAATATTATTCTGAAAGCGATCAGTATATTTGGTTTCTAAATCATCATATGAAATATGTTCTTCGAATACCGGGTGAGTATAACTAAATTCGCCAGTTCTTAAACATGATACTATTACCGAACCAGTATATTGGTTTTCAACACCAGACACTACATTTGTGATCACATCGACTGTTGTTATTGCCATTATTATACCCTTTATTTTGAGATTATTAAATTTAATTTACTATGCCCATGATGGATTGAAACTTTGGTCATCAGTACCGTTCTGTGTACTTGCACTATAGTAGTAAGCGCTCCCATTAACATCTCCACCACTTTCATTGGTTGAGAAGTCATTAAATACAGCATCAGCACTAGGAGATCCAATAGTTCCATAATTTTTACTAAAATCATTAAATACAGCATTACCATTAACAGTACAAGAAGAACGATTTTCTGAATAATCATTAAAAATAGCTTTTCCACCAATAGTTGCACTATTATAACTACTATCATTAAATTCTACCAAACTGTTACTATCTCCAGCGGTTCCATCATTATAAGATTCATCGTTAAATACTATTTTTGCTGGAGTCGCTGGACCACTAAGAGAACCACTACTACTCCAATAAGAAGTATCATTAAATACAACTTTAGCAGCACCTAGAACATTCGTTCCAGAATAATAACTAACACCATTAAAAATCAGAGTGCGGCAATCTATAGAGTTGGTGCCGCTGATACCGTGAAACATCCAACCATAACTAGGAATTTTACTATTAACAATTATTGTTAGAGCATTATCATTATCATTTATACTAGCAGAATAAACATTAGCAGTATTGTCGAAATTATCTAATATTAATTGAGACTCACCATAGAAAGTCACATTTGTGCTACTAGCAATATAACTACTGTTTTTGAGAATTAATTTACCATAATATATACTATTACTTCCATTACTATAAGAGCTATTATTTAAAGTTAAGTCTCCGTAAATTGACATGTTGCTCACACCCACATTACTATTAACAATAACATTACTATAATAATTTACAGCATTAGTAGTACTAGTAGAATTTATAATCACATTTGGACAATTTAAACTAGAAGCGCTACCAAGATATGAGCTATCATCAAAAGTAACGGTTCCATTAATGTGAACACCAATACTGGTAGTAATATATGAACTATTCTTCAAAGTAAGATTACCAGTTATAACTGGAGTCCCACTCGCACCACCAGTTCCTAAGTATGAAGTGTCATAAAATATAACATTTCCAGCTATTTGACCACTACTGATATATGTTGACTCATAAAAATAAACATCACTATAAATAGTAGTACTAGAATTCAAATACCCAACACCTTCAACAATGATGATTTTGGCTACTATATTTCCGCTACTTACACTGGTAACTCCAGAACGAATTCTAGCAATATCTTTATCATTTGGAATTCTATCAGCAGGAATAGTATGGTCATAATCTAGCCACCAATTACTGGTGGTTGCCCAGTCTCCACTGCCGCCAATATTCCAAAAATATAGAGTATTGCTACCATCCACAATATCTATAGCATTAGATGTAACTTTACCTGTTGTAACAACATTATGAGAACCATAATTAATAGCCATAGCTGAATTTCCCCGTATTAGTTGATTGTGACTGAGCCATCATCGTTCATTGTGAAATTACCAACAACAGCAGAACCCTCGCTAATTGCTTCTGGTTTAACACTAGCTATTAGCGCGCCTAGTTTAGCATGAAGCTCAAAAATCTCTTTAGCATCAGAACCAAGGGCCACAGCTATTTCTGCTGGGGTTGCTCTACTATTACTCCAAAATAATTTTGAACCTTTATTAAAAGCATCAGCCATATCCTTAAATGCTGATCTAGCTTCAGCTTTAATTTGTCTAGCAATTTTTTCTGGAACTGGAATGGTTACAGGAATCTCATTATTATCTAAAACACCCATCGTATTCTCCTTATTATAGTATTGATTGTGTGATGTTAACAGCGGCAACCCAGCGTATATTTTTACTATTAAGACCAGTAACTCTAAGTTCTAATGCTTCATTAGTATCATCAGCAACAACACTAGCGATTGTTGAACTCATATCTCCCTCGCTCCAATTTTCTGAAATTACAGATTCTATTAATGATGTTGCATTGGAATTATTTCGTCTTAAACATCCTCTAAAAACCCACGATGCGGCAGTATGATCAGTATCATTATGAGCCACTAATTGAATAATAAAATTCCATGTTGTGCTAGCAGGAATAACTAATCTATTGCCACCACCAGCGGCATCGCCGTTTGTTGTTAATACAACATTAGCAGTATTATCTGTGGTATTCTTTTTAAGAATTTTAGTAATAGTATTAGCATTGCTAGATCCAACATATAGTCCGTTTGTGGCAGTATGAATAGCATCAATTGTACGAGCATTGTCTATATGCACATATTGAGAATGATCATCATCACCAAGACCGAATAACAATCCGTGATCGTTCTGAGTCACGCCGTTAATTGTTGATGATACACTCTCTCTTAGATCGAGTATACTCTGTAAACTACTCTTTGGAGTATTAGTATAACTATTATTTGTTAAAAATATTAATCTATAGAGTGGTTTAATTTCACTAGCTGGAATATTAGCTAAATTCAGATCTGACCAATTATTGTGATTTTCAGCACTTCCTAAACTACTGTCTTCTTTTTGACCAACAATTGCTAGTATAGGATCATTAATATCATTAGTGGCCACAATCCACATAGCAAAATATCGGTTATTAGGAACGTTTGGAATTGTCCAAGTTCCACCAGAATACAAATTATATTGCGCTCTTGTGCCATTATATTTAACTGGATATGGTGTTCCAGAATCTCTTACCCATTGACCAGTACTTCCGCTGTGATAGTATGTTGGAATATAAGCAATAGGATCCAGTTGTTGAGTAAATTCAACTCCATTGTCTCCATCAGCAATATTAATAATGATATCTTCTTGATAAAGAGTTCCATTACTAATACTAACTTGAGCATGACTATTTGAGGTACCATTTCCTAATAATACATAATTACCAATACTTAATCCCTCAATATATTGAACACCAAAAGTGCGATGAATCCACTTGTGGGTTGAAGAATCCATTCGGATACCGTGGCGTTCTTCTCCAAAAAATGTGCTTTGATTAATATCAGCGTTCCAATGAATATACGCAATTGGCACATCAGTATCAAAATCGAATTCTGTTGTTTTATTATCTAATAATCCAGTATTAGTATTAAAATGTAAATAGTTGAGTGCTGTTCCACTACCTATAACAACTGTTTCTGTAGCTGTTTTGGTAACCTTAACGCCTTCTATGTATATAGCATAACTAGATCCACTTGGTTGAATGGTAAAAGTTCTAGTGCTATCATTAAAACTGATAACGCTATCTGTTCGATTTACGAATCCTTGAGGTTCTTGACTTAGTACATTAATCTCTGTATGACGATTATTTAGTGTGAGGGTGTTACCGCTATCAATATAGGACAGATTAATACCAGTGCCAGCAACTAATAATTGTGCTGTTCTATCATCAACACTTTCTGCAAAATTAGTAGCATAATAAATATTATTACCAGATGTTAGAATAAAGTCTCCAGAGGCTGTGCTGGTTATATTTTCTAAACCTACTAAACTATTTGGCTTGCTTGTTATTTGTAGCCATGCTGGACTAATATCTGCTAATTGAACATAAGAAGCTTCTAAAATTTTACTTCCACTACCCAAATAAACCCATCTAACACCATCAGATGTTAAAACTATTGTACCTTCAACAATTTGGTCTTGTTGATTAACAGTTAAATCAGCAATTCCGCCAGCCGATACGATATTAATAAAATCTTGCGTGACATAACTTAAACTATTCCACGCCGAAGTTCCATCCCCAAATTTAATTTTGTTTGTATCTGTTTCAAAACCCGGCTCACCAAGAGATAGAACTGGATTTATACTAGACCAATTTGAAGATGTGTCTCTTCTTAATTGAATTTTGACTGTCATGTTTAATCTCCAGTTATATAATTAAAATATTTTGTCTATAGTCCAAGATACTTTTCTTGGTGGGAATCCATCTACATCACTAAATACCCAAGAACCATTAGATGATAGCATATCAGCGGCATCACTTTCTCTAATCCAAAAACTACCATCAGGTTGATCGTGACGTTTTTCACCATTATTCCATAATCCCCAACTATTTTGTACTAAGAATAAGGTTTCGTTATATATTTCATGGGTGTCATCCATTCCTATCCATGCCATCGCGTGACTCCAAGAGCCACTTCTAGCAGCAATTCCATATTTATCTCTACGAGAACTAAATCCTAATCCGCTGCATACACTAATAGCATAACCATTAGCAATAGCATCTCTGGCTTGTTCAATAGTATTGATTAGACTAATTGTTTTAACTTTATGTTTATTGGCTTCTTTGACTAATGATAATGGAACTCCGCTTCTTCCCCATTTACCACCAATAGCACTATATTCTGATAGATCGTATTCTCCATATTTTTGTCTTAATAAAATACCACCAGACTCATTAACAAACTTTGCTGCACCAGCACAAGTCATTCCTTCGCCACCATGACCGCGACATCCATAAATACCTTCTGTTGCTCCACGGGCAATAAATTCTTCTTTTTCTCCATTAATTATTTCACAACTCCGTGTAACATCAACGCTATTTCGCGTTGCATGACTTACACAATCTCCTTGTACTTGTCTTTCTGATGGACCAAATGAGGGATCAAATTTAAGCAATGATTTAAATGGTAATGATAGTTTACCTTTACCGCTACCAGATAAATCATGAGCGGCCACACCAAATAAAGGGTGTGGTAATCGACCCAAAAGTTGATCTAGTTCTTTTGGGTCACAATAAGATCCAACAAAGCCTTCTTTATAGGCTTTTAATAAATCCCTAGAATTTTTAAACATTTAGATATCCTTATTTGGTATTATCTTTAGCCCACTTAATAACAGTATTCATTACTACTACCACAACTGGAACAATAAGTGCTGACATATTACCAAGATCCACTTTGGTTACGTTCTCACCAACATATGTTAGTACAGCAGCAAGGCCAACCAATAAAGCATTTTTACCAACATGAACTAAATCTGTGGTATTTAATGCGAAGGCGGGTGAACCATATAGCTTTGACATTTTAATTCTCCTTGAATTCTGAGATGCTAACTAAAAAACCACCGTGCGACGTTTCGTTAATTTTATATGGAAATCCTACTAGCTTGATTTTCTTACCATCACAGTTTTTTGTGATCTTAAAAAATTTTCTATTCATGTCTAAACAGGATTTAAATTCAGAAAAAAAATCTTCTCTTTCTTCTTCATCAATATAGGTTAACCAATCGTAACCATCCACACTATCTATACTATCGCTAGTTAATTCATAAAAACTATTGTTTGTCCAAATTAACCTTCCGTGGTCATCAGTTTCAAATAATGCTATATTATTATAGTGTAATGCAGCTTTTGTTCTTTGCTCCATTACTTTTTGGCGAGTTTCTATTCTATTACAAGTACTTTTAAGTTCTAATATTGAGTCTTTTATGCTATTACCACCATTGGTAGTTAGTTCTTTTTTAATAGCTTCTATACTTTTGATAACTTTGTCATGGCTATTTAATAATCTAATAGTTGGCTTAACTATTTTAGCCCAAATTAAACCACATAAAGTTCCAATGCCGCCAACTAAACTAAAAAATACAGTAATTTGTTCGGGATCTTTAAAATTTATCATTTAAACCCCCAAAAGAAGAAACAGATGCCCCAAAATCATATAGTAATGAGGCACCTGAATCTAAATTTCTCAGCTTTCGTAACTATTCTTAGCCTTATAAGTATCAACCTTTGCTGTTTTGCCACCAAACATATAAATAAGTTCGCCGGGAACACTTCTTGTTGGGGTAGCGGCATCGTCTACAGCGGCTGTTACGCCATCATCAGCTTGAACATAGTTAGCGTCATTACCATAGCCAGTGCCTCTGGTAAGGCCGGGGAAAACATAACCATTTGGAACAGCATAAAGATTAAATACTCTATCAGAGTACGCACCAATTCTGCGAGTATCCACAATCTTATGAATACTTACAGGAGTCTTATTACCGCCAACTGATAGTGCTGTTGATGATACGTTGCTAACTTTAGCAGCATTATCACCAGCTAATCTCATGATAAAGTTTGTGCCTGCTGCTGGATTATAAGCAAATGTTCCAGCACTATAAGCTTTCTTTATACCATGAGGATCAGCATTCTGACTTCCGCCAGAATTGCTATCATCAACTAGTACCTTTGACCCATAACTGCGTTTTGACCCATTAACTTCTACTAGATCAAGAACATTGGCAACTGGGCCAGTAGCAGACACATTACCAGCATTGATAAGTGTGCCACCATTTCTTTTTTCGATTCCAGAACCTTGTGGGCTTGCGATTGACATAATAATTCTCCTATATTTAGAAAAAGTTTATATTTTCCACATCCTTTATGCGTCCGGTTCCTACTAATTTATACACATTATGAGAACTTTTTCTTGATATTTTTTATGATTTTATGCATTTTTCGTCTTGTGCTTTCCCTATTTGTGTTGTATTTTTGTGACATTTCTGAGATGGTCATATTGCTTAATCTATCGATAAACATCTCTTGATCAGATTCAGACAACTCATCAAGAATATCAATCATCAGAAATTGATTCTTTTTAGAGGGAATATTATCATGCAATGTACCACTAAATCTATCTATTTTCTTACTAAACTTTATTTCTTTCATACACTCTATAAACACGCCATTATACAGGTATGTGGTGAACTTAGCACCCTTTTCTGGATTATGGTTAACAAAGGTTTTCCATAGTGCATTTAATTGACAGGTATTGATAGTGTCTTTATCTAATTGATTTCTAAATCGTTTAGATGCTTTATTCATTATCTTTACTATATTATCATCTTTAAGAGCATTCTCAATTTTTGTGTTTATGCAATCATCGCTCATTTCAATCTCCTTCTAAAAGTGCTTTTTCAATATCATTTCTAACCTTAGTAAAATCAAACATTGTGCCAATTCCAATAAAAAATCGGTATCTACTAAATATTTTTAATAACTCAACGCCGGGAACCTTATTAAGTACATCTTTAGTGGAGTGAGTTAAATCAAAATTTGTGTGACCAATCCAACAATCAAAACTAGAAAGCATAGCGATATCTTCCATTAATTTTTCAGTCACAGGAACCATCGGTCCAACCTGTAAAATACTAGATTGATCTTCATAATCATCATCGTCATCAATATCCTCATCATCTTCAACAGAATCTTCAATATCACTATCAATTTCATCCCCCAAATATTTCATAGCAATATTTTGTAGA